ATCTACTGCACCTGTTTGGCTGGGCCATACTGAAGTAGCCATAATATTTTTTCCTTAATAGATTAGTTTCGTACCCTCCCCTCTTGGTAAGCCTTCATAATCTCATCGGACAATGATTGATACCGTTCAGGGTCTGTACGCATAAGTTTAATAATGTCTGCCCTTCGGTAAATCTTTCTCGTTTTTGTTTCAGAACTACCAGTGGCTGCGCCAGTTGATGCGTTCTTTACAGCTTGCTTACGACCTTGCTTTTCAGCATTAGCTGTTTGTTGTACAACCTGCTTACGTTCTTTCCAAAGGGTAAACAGTTCGTGTGCAGCTTCATAGTCGTATTGCTTGTCTGCTTGTACGTACAGTTGAGTCCGTATCTTTGAGCCTTTAATCCATTCCGCAAACTTATCATCCGTCAAAATGTTTTGCATGTCGGGATGATCTTTCTGAAGTTGAGACAGGGCAGTGGTCTTTTGGTACTGCTTACTGATGTTCTCAGCTTCTCTGATCTTTGGATGGTTATCAATGGCCCGTTTAACGGCCTCTTCTGGATCCGAGAAAAAATCCACCTCATCAACAGTTTCTTGTTGTTGTGGTGCTTGTTGGTTTGAGAGTTGTGTCTGAATATAACTATCAACAACCTGTCTTAGTTCACCTACTTCAGAGCTTTGACGGCCCAAGAGCTTTTCAGCTTCTTGGTGCATCCGTACAAGATCTTCTGCGGATTTACCTCTGTACTTGTCTGGGATTTCTGATTGAGTTTCCTGCTCTACAGGGTCATTTTCAAAATCACCAGCCTGTTCAGTTTCGTCTGGTTGTTCTTCGTCATCAAGACGCTCATCTAAGAGTGTAGCCATTATTAAATCTCCGTACTAACGTATTATGGAGTGATATGGTTTGTATAAGAAAGGTCTACTCCGAGTTTGCCTTTCTTTCTAGTTTTATCTTCTGTTCGCGTTGTTTAGCCCACTTCATAGTAGCACCTACAAAGTCCCCACTAATGGGGTCAAGTGAGCAACGAACGGGAGATATAATTCTAGTTGCAATTTTATTACATAAACCACAGGTGTGTTCTGTCTCGTCGGAGGCTACTAGGGCCTCCGTAACGTGATTGTCAGGGCATCTGAAGTCAAAAAGAAGACGCATTAAGCGGCTTCCTCCTGATCGTTGTCCTGTGGGTTATTGCGTTCTTCAATAACGCTTTCTAGCTGTGCTTCAAGGTTAAGAACATTAGCCATGATTGCAAGCTGACCTTTACGAAAGAATAAGTCTGTTAAGTCTTTAGTGACCTCAACGGAGTTAACGTTTGGGACGCTTCCTCTGAGATCGTTTAAGAAATACTCCCAGCCTGAGCTTCGGAACATTTCTTGCATACTTCTGGTATAGTCTTCAAATTCTTGATCGTTCACTGTTTCTCCTTTAAAGGACAGATTAAAGTTGTGTACTTAATGTACAGGTATATTATACCATATTTTAGACAAAAAGTCAAGCTATTTTTTAGTCTTCTTACCTGCCATTGTCATCTTCTTACCAGTCTTCTTAGCTGCTTTCTTAGCAGCCGCCATACCAGCTTTGTCATAACTATAGCTTTTTCCACCTACTTTTGGCATTACCATTTCTCCTTGTTGGCCCAGTAGGCCGCTGACATTTTACCCTTTGCAATATTTGCCGCATGACGAGCTTTAAATGATTTGCGTCTGGCTTTTTCTTTCTCAGTTGTAGGGGCTTTACCCGCACCACTCACACCTTGCTGTCCAAACCTAATTGTCTTTGTTGTGTCACCTTCTTTAGCAACGACTACATGAGACTTAGTAGGGTGGTTAGGCGTTCTCTTTGGCTTGTTGTAACCGCTTACTCCCGCCCTTTCCAGCTTTGAGTCTTTCTTCTTCGGCACTTTCTAAAACCTCCAGTCTTTCAAAAAGTAAAGCAAAGTTACGATTAACTTGTGCTACGATTTCTTCTAGTTCTCTGTTACTGACCATTAGGCCCTCTTGGTTGCATTGGGATAGTGTTGTTAGGTGTAGACTTTTTCATAGCCTTCTCTTTTAACAGCATATCGGCTACTTTAAGTCTACGCTCAAACTCTTTGTCGTCCTCAGTGCCAGACTTTAAATTAGTCGTCACGGCCTTCATGCGATCAATCTCAAGCTCCTGAGGCATAAGCTGTGTCTCCATAGCAATCTTCTGCGCCCTTGCCTGAGACTCCTGAGCTTGCCCTGAGAGGGCCGCTGTCTGAGACTGCTGGAACTCCATCTGAGCCTGTTGCGTGGCTTGTTGGGCCTGCTGCTGCTCTGGAGTGGGCTGTCCTGCTTGCTCTAGGCGTTGCATCAGCTCTTCACGGTTGGACAGGTTCATATTATCAATGATTGCACTAATCAAAGACGTATACAACGGAGAGTCTGCCTTCATGGTCTGTAGGAGCTGCACAAGCTGCGTTACTTCGTACTCACGGGCCATGATGCCCAAAGTGGACGTAGCATTAAACTTATAGTCAGAGACAGGATAGTGCTCTGGGTCAAACTGCATGTATCGGTGTGCAGCTTTGGTTACAAAGGGGATTAGGAAGGACTCTTGGAAGTTAATCAGTGTACGCTTATGGCGCTTAATAATAGCACCGAGAGACATACTAATACCAGCAGCCGTTGCTTCACCGTTAATACTCCCTGAAATACCCGCAGAGTCTATGGCTCCTGTAGCGGTTTGTACCATCTTTTGTAATGCGTCAGCCTGTGCAAAGGTAATCTGACTGACCTGCCCAAAGTTAAAGGGCTTTAGGATCTCGTCTGGATTACCATTGGTGAGGATAAGCTTACCCGCACGTACCTCAGGCTTAGAGCCTCTGGGGATACGTGTAGCGTCCATAGCCATCATAGGATGGACTGTAAGGGCCAGAGCGTCAATACGTGCTCTAATCTCTGCGTCCAGCGCCTTCTGGCTGTTGTAGCCCTTCTCACAGACTCCACGACCCCAGAAGCGAGACGGTACAACGTCCCACGGGAATGCCACAATGGGTCTGTCCTGCATCATGTAGGGGTTTTCTTCCGCTTTGAGAAGAATACCACCATTGGCAATAACCACGATGGCCTCTACGTAGTACTCTTCTGAATCAGTTTCCAGCTCACCGTCCATCTCAATGATTTCTTCTTCAACTTCATCGTCGTAATCATCATTACTTTTAACTAACTGAGCCTGAGCGTCAGCCAACAAGTAAGCAGGTACTAACCCGTAGTACTTAGTAAGACGTACTTTGTCGTCTGCGTAGGTGGTTAGGTCTTGATCTGGCTCAATGTCAAAGTCTGGGGCTGCTGAACCTACGTGACACTTCTTGTAAACCCCTGCTTCCTGTAGTTGCTCAACGGTGTGTGCGGAGACAAACTCATCCACAGCAACGCCTAAAGCGTCCTCTACGGAGGTGGCTACGGGGTCAATAAGGAAGTTCTGAGGCATTACGGGGCGTAGGCGACAGACAGTCCTGTCAACAATATTAACACCCACAGCGGTTAAATCCCCTCCCATAATGGGCTGGGTGGCGGGCATCATCTCTTTTTCATCGGAAAGAACAACTTCCGCAATCCCCGTACCAAAGACAGCGGAATTGATAAGACACTCCGCAACAGCTTTTCTAACCTTAGTCTTCTCAAAGTCCTTATGCAGATTATTACGAAGATAAACAATGTCAGCTTTGTCAGGATCGTTAGCATCATCAGTGATGTCAAAGAACTTTCCTCTTCCAAAGGTTGCTTCTTCAATTTCCGCAACGGAACTCTCCACGGCTTGTTGTAGGGCTGGGCTAATGATACGAGAACGCTCTGAATCTCTGGTTACGTCTTCCTGCGCCCAGATGCCACGCCAAAGGCGATAGTATTCATCAAACTTTTCTGCATAGTTGGCTTCAAAGTGATCCCGCCATGAGTCACATTTAGTAATGACCCAATCCTCCAAAGCCTCATCAATCATCAACGGCTTGTGTTCTTCGTTGTAATCTTCCATATATTTAATATCCTGCTACGGAGTCTAGGGTTTCAAAATCATCGTACTGCTCAAAGTCACCTGCGTAGGCAACTTTGGCTAATTGATCCACGTAAGCTAAGGCGTCCACTAAGTCATCGTGAGTTAGCGGGTCGGGGAACTGAAAGAGTTCGTCCAAGAAACGACTATTCCATTCTCCCTTGCTTAACTGTATAATATTATTCTCAAAGCGACCCTGTAAGGCCCACATGATACGGTCAGTCTTCTTCTGGTTGCCGTGAGTTAGTTCCTCAACCCTAAAGAAGAAGCCGTTACGCTTCATCATGTCCGTTAGGGGAGACATAACCGCTTGCTTTGCTATACCCCTCTCAATACCCACTGAGATTGGTTTGTAGTCCCTGACGGCTTGGAAGATCTTCTGTGCTGTATCGTCCAAAGTCCATCTACCATAGATAATGTTCTCTACGTACCAACCGTCTTCATTCACAAAGACTACCGCAATGGCTGTATTATCAAGACGAGTGTTTTTAGACTTCTTCTTAGATACGTCCTGAAACCCCGCCAAATCCACTGAGATGTAACAATCGTAGTATTCTGGCTTCTTGTCTGCAAAAGTAACCCAGTCCTCTTTGAACATCTCTGAGCCTTTGGCTTCAAAGGATGCCATAAACTCCTGCCTGAAGGAGTAGCTGGACATGGACTTTTTAGCTGTGTCTATTTCCTCTGGGTCTAGTAGTGGGTTGTCATAGCTGGTAAAGTGCCATGCTTTGTACGTGTTGTCATCGCTTAGTTCTGCGTACTTATACAAATCGTAGAAGTGGTTACGCCCCATAGGGGTTCCAATGAACAGTGCATGACCCTTTTGGTCAGCTAGGGCTGGTCTTAGGATCTGTTCCCATACGTCAGGCTTAATGTCTGCGTACTCGTCCAAGACTAAGTACCTTAAAGACACACCACGCATAGTTTCAGGTCTGTCCCCACCCTTTAGGGAGATTGTAGCACCGTTCACTAATTTTATTTGTAAATTGTTAATGTGACTGGACGCTATGACGGGTTGCCCTAAATCCATTAGGGTTTCCCACATAATGTCCCTAGCCTGTCCCTGCGTAGGGGCGACATAGAAGACAGTACCCCTGTCAGTCTGTAAAGCATTAACAATCAATAACCACGCTGCAAGTCTGGACTTACCAGTACGTCTACCTGCGGCTACGATCTTAAAGCGTGTGGGGTCTTCCCAGACTTGTTGTTGCCACGGCAGTAAGTTAATATTTAGTTCAGACACTAATAAGACCAAACCACAGGGACACCCCTTCTGTCATCAACGTGAATAAAGGTTTTAGCAACCCCTATACCCTTAAAGCCCATCTCCATAGCATGTTTAATAAGTACATGCTTTTGATTACCGTCCTTTACAGCTATATCAGCAGCCACACCTAAGACATGCTGACCTACAGTGGATTTTTTAGCTTCTACACTATGGGATCTGTCTCTATAGCCACTGGTGATAGTAAAGGGGAAACCACACTTTTCTCTGAGTTCATCCAACCGGTGAATAAAAGCTATGGACATTTCATTCTTACCTGTCTCTTGACAGTCAAACTCTTCATAAGTAAAATTCTTAAACTCTTTACTCATATTCTGTATATTCCCCTTCCATAACTTCAGGATTATCAGTAATAGTTGTCTCGGAACCTAATCCCGTTATGTTGATGGATATGGAAGACCTACCTCCATTAAGCTTATCCTTCTCAAAGTAGCTTACGGGTAACATCCTGTCCATCATTAACTTCCATGCTGCTGCTTGATGCTTATGGTCATCGTCCAAAGCAGCATTCATGATACTGTCCAACACTTTCTGTGACTTAGGGGAAGCTAACATACGAGCTTTGTACTCATTAATGATAGCAGCGTCACCTTTGGGCCTACCTACGGCATTTCTACCACCCTTCTTGTTAGACTCAACAAGGACTTTTTTAGGTCTACCCCGTTTTCTTTTGGGTATTTCTTCAAGCAAAAGTATTGCCTCCTAGTATTGCTATGAGATACTTTAGGATACCTAAGGCAGCTTTAGAATATTACTTTAATTAATTTCTTAAAAGTAATCTCTTTATGCTTCCTTAGTATACCTGTATATTATAGCACATTTTTAGTTAAAAGTCAAGAACTTTCTAGTAGAAACCCTAAACTATTTGTCTTAAGCTGCTTGTTGTGTCTACCATTAGCCCACCATTTGACCATTTAGTCAACCATTCACAAAATCTATGGAATTCAAGAAGTTGATCTACAGAATTACATAATAATTAGTTACATTTAGAGTCCAAAATGCCTCTTTTTAGTGCCTAAGGTGGTACTACTAATAATAACCAATGGCTGCCCCCCTCCCCCGCCCCTAAAAGCAACCCCATTGGAAACTATTGGCACGCTTCTTGCTTGCCTAAAGTTGGCACGGATCTTGCAGGGCCCAGAGTTGGCATGATAGTTGCTAGGGGTAGCCTGTGGATAACCTGTGGATAACTATTGGCACACTTATTGCATGGCCCAGAGTTGGCATGGGTCTTGCATAGCGTGCAAGAAGTATACCATTGGTAACATTGGCACACTTATTGCTAGGCGTGTGGGGCTAGTGGGGAGCCTATGGCAACCCATGTCCCTATCACAGATTGGCAACCATTGGAAGACCTACAGACTACTATTGGTCTGACTTATGTTTAGACATATAAATAACAATCAGTGCTTGCATTGTCTAAACCATTTGATATTATAGGTGCATCAATTAACTATATAGGAGTTTGTCTTTATGTCTACTACATACAACATTTATGAAATATATACATGCAATCCAGAAGACGGTTCGGGCGGTTGGGATATAGAGTTTATCGGCGCGCCTTCTATGGAAGCTCTGGAAACTATGCCCTTGTTTGACTGTGTGATTATGAAACAGTGGTCAAAACAAACGCTTGAATCCTGCAAAGAAGTTGGTCACTTTTGTGATGGTAGGGTGTGGGATGGTGAAAAGTTTCTATAGCCCACTGATGAGCTTGTGAGATTCAAGCGAAACGCCTATACTGGGCGTCTGGGTAAACTAAACTTTACAATGGAGCAGTACAACATGACAATCAGACTATCAAAGGCTGGCAAGATGCCCTGCAGGTCGTGGTCGCTACAGGCACTCACAACCTGCGCAGGTAGCGTGGGGACTAATGGTAAACTGGTAGACGCATGCAAGGGTTGCTACGCGACACAGGGCAACTATCGATTTCCCAATGTCAAACAACCGCGCGAGTCTAACCAGAAAGACTGGAAGCGTACCGATTGGGTTGCCGATATGGTGGCAGAATTAGACAATGACCGTTATTTTCGATGGTTTGACTCCGGCGACGTGTACAGTTTAAAGCTTGCCGAGAAAATCCTAGCGGTTATGGTTGCGACTCCATGGGTCAAGCACTGGCTACCGACTCGAATGCACAAGTTTGTCAAGTTTCACGCCGTGTTCGCTGCAATGGAGGCTCTGCCTAATGTTGTCGTGCGTTATTCGTCCGACAGTGTGACAGGAGAAGTGGTAGCAGGACGCAACACAAGCACCATAATACCCGCTTCAAGGCAATACTATGGTAGCCTAACGGTGTGCGAAGCTAGCACCAGAGAAGGCAAGTGTGACCGTTGTCGTGCATGTTGGAACAAAGCGGTTCCTGTGATAGCATACCCAGCACACGGCAAGACAATGTTAAAATTAATCAATCTGAAAGAGGTGGCATAGCATGAACAAAGAAACAGCCGAAGGAATAATCGAATTATTCGTGGAGTCATACACGGCATCAACAAAAGAAAAGCGGGGTTTCGCAGAA